TATAACCTAATTCAGCACCTGTTGGTGCTGCCGTACCTGTAGCCCCAACTGCAAGAGTTGGTGTGCCAATATCAAGATGTGTTAATTGATAACCACGACTGGCAACTTGCGCAGTACGCCATACACATGTTTCTGCGGGGTAAGTATTCCCGTTCGCTGTTTTAATAACTAGCATTTACTGTACTCCTTTTATTTAACGGCAGTTATAAATTTTACCGCCTGATTTTTTATAAACTGGATCTTCTTGAAGGGTTGAAGGACCTGTACGCTCTTTATTCATTGGATGATTTGGATCAGCGTATTTATTTTTAAGTTTTTCTTTTGGTTTTGGCTTTGGTAAAGGTACTGGTTTCATTTAGTACTCCTATTAAAAAAAAGAGGGAAGCCATAAGACTTCCCCCTAAATCGCTTAGTTCAAGCCGTAAATAGCACCACAACCCAGTGGGTTACGTACTTCTAAAGTAGCTTCTTCAACCATCATACCAACAGTTGAGTCACCCTTTTGACCTACGTCAACTTCTGCCATTGGGCGAAGTGTAGCCATATTAAACCACATTGGATCATAGATCAATGCAGAGAAGTCAGCTACGTTAGTAGTTGCCGCAAGATTAGCAGGAGTTGCGTTTGAATTGATAAACTGAACCTGATTGGCCAGACCCATAATGTAGTTAGGAACTACCATAAGATCACCAAAGTCAGACATATATACATCAACAGATTGACGCAGCTTACCTGAATCATCAATGTTACGCTGTACGCCAGTTGCACCAATCATAAGATCAGAAAAGTCACGGCGTAGTTTTGGTGACACCATAACTTTATTTGCTTTCCCGCCTTGCTCGTAGATTTTCTGCATAACAGCATCAATATCTGTTAGTGCAAGAGAACCTTTTGTTGGAGCAGCAGTAGTTGTTAGCGAAGAACGAACTACCTGGGTACCGTCAGCTGTAGTAGCAGGAGCTGCCCACTGACCGGCATACACAACAGTATCGCCAGAGTTGATGAATGATTGGTAACCACCTGCAGAACGGGCAGTATTACCTTGAACACCAACAGCTGCAGATACGTTAAATGAGTGAATCATATCATGCTCAACGTCACGGCGCAATTCAGTACCACGCTTCTTCAGTTGATAAGCATATTCATCGGCAATCCCTGCCTGGTCTACTGCACGGCGAGTGCCTGATACAGCAATTGTTTTACCGTTAATCTGAGTGTAATTACCCAGGCGTGTGCGGTATGGACCAGTACGTGCAAAGCGATCGCCAACAGCAGGAGTACCTGTACCACCAGCAACAGTTGGTTCGATATAATCGGTACCTTCTGCAATACGTGATGAGCCAGGTGTATCCAACTGGTCTGTTTGCCATTCATGATAAATAGCAGTTGCTTTAGCTTTACCAATAGATGACATGAATGGGGTTTCATCACGAGTGATCATCGTGATAAAGTTAGCTAGATCTTCCCGCTGGGAAACATCTTTACCGGTACCGCGAGCTGGTCCTTGAGGACCTCCGGTACCACGAACACCAAGAGTGCTAGACATTATTTATACCCTCCTAAGGTATTAAAGGTTTAATGAGCGTTCAGCAAGTGTTCTTAAGAAAGCCTGTTGTTCGTCAGCAGAAGCTTGACCGCTTAGTGCGCGTCTACGAGTAGCTTCTCGTGCATCTTCTTTTTGTTTAGATACAGTCTTTGCTTTACGAAGCGGTGCTTTCTTAGTTGGAGTAGATTTACGTTTAACAGCACCTTTTGATACACCTTGTTTTAGGCGTCGGTAATCGTCAACAAACTTAACAATAATAGGATCTGCAATTGAATCTAGTACTTCCGGAGAAATACCTTCTTCAATAGCAAATTGGCGAATAGCGCCTGCTATATCCTCATTAAAGTCTGGTATCAAAGTTGGAATCATTTCATTAAAATATTCTAATTGTTCTTGCCATTCTTTTTCATTTGTTTGCGTATCTTGTTTAGAGACTTGCTCTACCAATTGCTCACGCGCTTTTCTGGCATTCCAATAATTTTTTTGAACCTGCTCTCTTTGATCCTTTAGTTCATTAACTTCATATGTATCACCGTCTTTACGGGCTTTTTCAATTTTCCCTTCAAGATTATGATACTCCGCAGCTAGTGCTTGTTCATTAGAATATAGGACAGAAGCAGAGGCTTTGGACATTATACCAAGCTCTTCTACCTTTGTTTGATATTCTTCTTCTAACTCTTTTCTTGCATCACCAAGTTCTCGACCCTTTTTAGAAAGATGTTGCTCGGTAGAGTAACCTTTAATAAGATCACTAAAAGATACTTCGGCAAATTCGCCATCAACTTTGATAACAACCTTAGCATCTAAGTCTAAGTCTTCAATAGCATATACATCTGATTCTTCGGTAGCGGCATCTGATTCCTCTTCAGCGGCATCTTCTTCTTCAGTATTTACCTCTTCATCTTCGACTTCCTCTTCTTCATCTTCGCTAACGGCTTCTTCAGATATATTTGGGTCTTTACTATCTGATTCGTCCGGGTCTAACTCAGGTACCTGCTCAGTGGGTAGAGATCCAACAAACTCTGAGTTTGCTATGATGTCAGCCAGCAAGGTGTCTTCAGTTTGACCATTATTAACCGGTGC